GATGAAGGGGACATATGCGAACCTGCGCGCCGAACTCTGGTTCAAGGCCAAGGCGTGGCTGGCCAATCGTGATGTGAAAATCCCCAAAGACGAGACCCTGTTCGCGGAACTGGCCGCGCCAAGGTATAGCTTCACGTCCACTGGTAAGATGCAGGTAGAGAGTAAGGAGAGCATGAAGAAGCGCGGCCTGTCCAGCCCCGACAAGGCGGACGCGCTGTGCCTGTGTCTGGCGACAGATGTGGCGACTGCGCTCCACGGGTATTCGATGTCCGCGTCCAATAAGGGGCCGCTGCGCCGAAATATAAGAGGGCTTGTGTAGGTGGACCGTATTAGATTATACGGGATATAGCTCCTCAGTTTCTGGGTACGAGCGGCGTAGTAGGGTGCTGTCTCCTCTCTCCTCCCCTTCTGCGCTTTCAGGGGGCCGGCACGCCACATGCCGGCCCCCCTTTTTATTGAAACAAAAACCGTGTATTAGAAAGTCCCGCATCGACAAGAGGGGGGTCTATGGGGGTAGACACGCGAGTTTGCAATCGTTGCGGCCAAGTCCGACCCGCGTCGGAGTTTACAGCACGCCGGCTGTTCTGCCGCCGTTGCCATAGTTTTCGCCTCCGGTACAGGACGACCTACGACGAAGTGAAGGCGCTTTGGGAGGCGCAAGATGGCGCGTGTGCGTTGTGCGAGACGCCCTTAGATATACACTCGAACTCGCGCTCGTCGCACGAAACGGCCCACGTAGATCATTGCCACACGACGAACGACATCCGCGGGCTTCTCTGCCGCCACTGTAATTTGCTATTAGGCCATGCCAAAGACCGCATAGTTGTGTTACAAGCGGCAATTAGGTATTTGCGTAAGAGCGCGGCGGATTTTCCCGAAAAGGATACGGCAGATGAAACCCACCAAGATGCAGAAGAAGATCGGCAAGGTGATGGGTGAGTTCAAACGTGGGACTTTGCATAGTGGCAAGGGCGGCCCCGTTGTAAAGAACCGTAAGCAGGCGGTGGCTATCGCCATGTCCGAGGGCCGCAAGGCTTCGCGCAAGCGTAAATAGGAAAATCTACATGGCGAAATACCGCGACAACAGCCGTCCTTCCGACGAAGAGATTGAAGACGCCGCGAACGGCGAACTTCCCGAAGATACGGAAGACGACGAAGAGTTTCAGGGCGTCAGCGAAGACGACCTGCACGGCATTGTCTCGGCCGAGATTGATGACGCTGTAGACTACGTCGATGAAGTTATCAGCCCGCAGCGCGCTCTGGCTGGCCAATACTACAAGGGCGAGCCGTTCGGGAACGAGGAAGAGGGCCGTAGCCAAGTCGTCTCGATGGACGTGCGCGACACCGTGCAGGCCATCATGCCGTCGATCATGCGCGTCTTCTTCTCCGCAACCAATGTAGTTGAGTTTGCGCCGAACGGGCCAGAAGACGTGCAAAGCGCCGAACAGGCGACAGAGTATGTCAACTACTGTCTGACTCGTGACAATAACTTGTTCGGAGATTGCTACTCGTCCTTCAAGGACGCGCTGGTGCGCAAGAACGGTATCGTCAAAATCTGGTGGGACGAAGACAAGACCGTCGAGACTATCGACTATACCGGACTCGATGAGCAGTCGTTCACTGTACTTATGTCGGACCCCGACGTGGAACTGCGCGACATCGAAGTCGAGATGTCGGGTATGGAAATCGAATTGTCCGAGGAAGGGCCGGAGGTGGAAGCCGAGGGGCCGGACGTACAGATGGCGTCGGTTACGCCGCCGGTGTATTCCTGCACCGCTGTCCGCACGACTACCAAGGGCCGCATCGCCGTGGCCTCGGTCCCGCCGGAAGAGTTCCTCATCAACCGCCAAGCGAAATCTCTGGAAGACGCGGCGTTTGTCGGCCATCGCCGCTATGTTACCGTCTCCGATCTTGTTAGAATGGGTTACGAACTCGACGAGATCGAAGACCTTGGCTACGAAACAACCGAAGACTTTAACGGGAACGACGAGGCCTTCGACCGGAATCCGGACGCAACGATTCTTGGCGCGGGCCGAACGGACCTTGCGAGCCGCAAAATTGAGTACATCGAAACCTATCTCTACGTAGATATGGACGGTGACGGCATCGCCGAACTTCGTCGTGTGTGCGTCGGCGGCAGCGCCTACAAAATCCTCCACAACGAGCCGTGCGACCATATTCCGTTCGTGAGCTTCTGCCCCGATCCGGAGCCGCACACCTTCTTCGGTATGTCGGTTGCGGATGTCGTGATGGACATCCAGCTTATTAAGTCGAACATCCTGCGTAACATGCTCGACAGCTTGGCGCAGTCGATCCATCCCCGCACGGCCGTCGTCGAGGGCCAAGTCAACCTCGAAGACGTGATGAATACCGAAGTTGGCGGTATCATCCGTATGCGCGCGCCGGGTATGGTGCAGCCGTTCTCGCAGCCGTTTGTCGGCCAAGCCGCGTTCCCGATGCTGCAATATATGGACGAACTGCGCGAGAACCGCACGGGCATCAGCAAGGCCGCCGCCGGCCTCGATGCGAACGCGCTTCAGTCGTCCACCCGCGCTGCGGTCGCGGCGACAGTCACCGCGGCGCAACAGCATATCGAACTGATCTGCCGCATCTTTGCCGAGACGGGTATGAAGCCGCTGTTCAAGAAGGCTCTGTACCTGCTGACGACCTATCAGGACGCGCCGCGTATGGTGCGTCTGCGCAACCAGTTCGTGCCGATTGACCCGCGCGTGTGGGACTCGAACATGGATGTCGTCGTCAACGTGGCGCTTGGCACCGGCTCGAACGAAGAGAAGATGGCGTTCTTGGCGCAGGTGGCCCAGAAGCAGGAAATGCTGATCCAGCAGGGCGGCGTGCAGAATAACCCGCTTGTGGACCTTGGGCAGTACCGCAACACGCTGGCGCAGATGCTGGCGCTCGCGGGCTACAAGGACCCGAACATGTTCTTCAAGGACCCGGCCATGCAGCCGCCTCCGCCCCCGCCGGCACCGCCCCCGCCGTCGCCTGAGCAAATTCTGGCGCAGGTGCAGGCACAGGCCATTCAGGCCGACATCCAGAAGAAGGCCGCGGAACTCGAACTCCAGCGCGAAGAAATGATGCGCAAGGACGACCGTGAGCGCGATAAGCTGGACGCCGACACGATGCTTCGCGCAGCCGAGATCGAGGCCAAGTATAGCACGCAGGTCAATACGGCCAGCATCCAAGCCATGATGCAGCGCGACCGCGAGTTCATGCGCCAGACGATGGCGCCGGCCCCCGCGCCCGCGCCGCAAGAAGTTGCTCCGCCCCCGCCTATGATGCCGCCTGAAGGGATGATGTAATGGCGCTACCTCCGTTCATGTATGAACCTCTCGTCTCGCCGCGTCTGTTCGGTGCGCTTGATCCCACTGAAGGCCTCATGGGCGGAGGCCCGGCCTATACGACGGTCATGCCGGGCTTCATGCCGGAACCCGCTGAAGGCCCAGCCCCTGTGGCTATGACCCCGCAAGAAGAGTTTCTTGCGCGTGTTCAGCAGATCGAGGCTATGGTTCCGGGCGTATTGCCGGCTGTGCCTCCGTCGATCATGCCGTCGCCCAGCGCGCCGCCGATGATGTCTGCGCCAAGCTCGGACGCACCGGGCTTCGCGCCGGCATTACTAGATCAGGCCGCGTCCGCGCCAGAGGGAGATTACCTGAATCCGTTCGACCCCGAAGCGTATGAGTCCAACGCCGCACCGCTATCGCAGTCGGGCCGAGTTCAAGAAGTCAACATGCCGGTCGCCGGAGCCAAACCGGAGTACACCGCAGGTGGCGCGCTGGTCTTTAACACTGGTCGCGGCGCGATGGGCGGTTTTGCTATACCCATTCCGGGCGCAACATACGCGCTTATCGACAACAAGACCGGAAAAGTCATAACGTCTGGCACCGGCCAAGCGGGCCTTGAGCAAGTATGGCAGGCCGCCAACGACCGTTCTGCCGACATGGGTAAGAAAGCCAATTGGTCCGTTGTCGGGGTCGATCCTACCAGCGGACGCGAGTTTAGCGTCGCCAAAGATACTCCCCCGGCCAGCGCGCTTGGTGTCGCCGCAGACTTTGTTCTTCCGGCAATCGGTGGTGCCCTCGCGGGGCCGCTTGGCGCTGCGGCGGGTTCGGGTGTTTCAAGTGTTGCGCAAGGCCGCTCGCTAGGGGACACACTTCTTCGCGCGGGCATCACTGCGGGCACAGCAGCGGCGATTGGCGCCGCGCCCGGTATGGGCACTGCTGCGGGTTCCGGAGCAGGCAGCGCCGCGAGTTCCGCAGCAGCGTCGAAAATATCCCCCTTGTTGGGCGAAATAATTGTCCAAGGCACCACAGCCGCCGTTCCGGCATTTGTCGGAAGCGCGGCGGGCGGCGCCCTTAGCAACCTCGCCGGTATGGCACCCGGCAAGGGCGCGGATTTCGCTGATCGCGTGTTCGAGCAGCCGACTAGCCCAGCCGTGCAGGTTGACCCTTCTGGCAACATCGTCGTGTCGGGATCGCGCATCCCCGTGACTGGCGCCGTTGACGCCGCGCTTCCCGCCTCGGGGATTATTGGCGCTGCGGGCGCCGGTTCCGTACTTACCGGAACCCAGCGCGTTCCTGAAAACGAGATTATCGTTAGGGATACAAAACAGCCCACGTCGTTTGATGGTGGAATCCCGCCGCTTCCCGTTGGCTTCGATCCGGGGCCGCTTGGCTCCACACTGCCTGATATGACGAAAACGCCGGTCGATGTCCCCAATCCGGCGGAAAAGAATAGCCTGCTTGACGAGATCATCAAGTATTACGGTCTCGCCTCGACTGGACTCGATCTTCTCGGCAGTGCGTTTGGTGGCGGCGGCGCGGGGCGGATGACGCCCTACGCCTCGCAGCTTGGTCCGATGCCGACGTTCACCCGCGGCCCGTTCACGCCGTTCGGCGGGGACTACGAAACCTACGGTTTCGGCCCTGAGTTCAACTTCTTTGGGGGCGCCCCCGCGCCGACCCCGACTGGGCCGGCTATGGGCATCCTGCCTCCGCGAGCTAATCCGGGTTTTGGGATTGTATGACGAAAGAACAAATTATCGCCAAGGCGAACCACGCCAAGCGTCTTCTCGAAGACGAAGTTCTTGTCGAAGCGTTTGCTTTCGTAGAGAAGGACATCTTCGAAGAATGGCGCGCGTCAGACGTAAATGATTATGAGCTACGCGGCGATCTGTTTCTTACGCTTAAGTGCCTTGAGCGTTTGAAAGCCCGACTCCGGGCAATCCTCGACGACGGAACTATTGCGGCGAGGAGTTGAACTGCAACACGAAAAGGTGATATATGGCGAATGAAGACGGCAACCCCGCAAGCGGGATCGGCCTTCACGAAGCAACTCTTGCCATCAGCAAATTGCTTGGCCCTGAAGAGGACAACCAAGAAGAGACTGAGGCGCTAGATCAGGAAACTGGTCAGGAGTATGAATCGGAAGAAGTTGAAGAGTACGAAGAGTACGAAGAAACCGAGGCCGACGAAGACTCCGATCCGGAAGAAGACGATACAGAAGAAGAAGCGACGCAGGAACTTACTGATGATCTTACCGTCAAGGTTAAAGTTGACGGTCAAGAGATGGAAGTCACCCTCGCAGAACTTCGGAACGGCTATTCTCGGACTGCGGATTACACGCGGAAAGCTACTGCTCTTGCCGAACAACGCAAAGCGTTCGAGGCCGAAGCAGAAGCCATTCGTGCGGAACGCGCTCAATACGCGCAGATGTTGCCGATCTTGCAGCAGCAGATTCAGCAACAGAACGCGGCGGAGCCTGACTGGGATACTCTTTATGATGAAGACCCCATTGAGGCTGCGAAACTAGAACGGCATTGGCGTCGGACCAAGGAAGAGCAAACGCAGCGGCTCGTTGCCATTCAGGCCGAGCAGAAGCGACTCGCCGAGGAAGAAGCCAAGCAGCGTACAATGCACATGCAGGCGGTTGTTGAAGCTGAACGCGCTCGTCTACCTGAAGTCATTCCTGAGTGGAAAGATCAGGCGACGATGATGAAGGAAGCTCAGGAACTGCGGGAATGGGCGACATCGAACGGACTGACTGAGCAGGACATTAACTCCCTCACTCAGGCCGCACATATCGCTCTCGTCCGTAAAGCTATGCTGTACGATAAGGGTGCGCGGAACATGGAAAAGGCAAAGCAGCCGGTCAAGCAAAAGGCCCGTGTTGTTCGCCCCGGTTCCGGTAACACTTCTGCAAAGCCCGGTTCTATTGATGTAAAGAGAGCGTCCAAGCGTCTCGCACAAACTGGTCGCATCGCTGATGCGGCTGCACTCTTGGATAAACTCATTTAAGGATTTAAGTCATGGCAATTGTAGCAAACACCTTCACTCGCTATTCGGCGATTGGTATTCGTGAAGACCTGTCGAACGTCATCTACAACATCTCGCCGGAAGAAACCCCGTTCATCTCGAACATCGGCCGCGAGAACGTCAAGAACACCTACTTCGAATGGCAGACCGACAGCCTCGCCGCTGCTTCGGCTTCGAACGCTGCGCTCGAAGGCGACGACGTTGGTTCGTTCACCGCGGTGAACCCGACCTCGCGTATCGGCAACTACACCCAGATCAGCACCAAGAACGTCATCATCTCCGGCACGCTCGAAGCTCTCGACAAGGCCGGCCGTCGTTCGGAACTGACCTATCAGCTTGCCAAGCTGGGTTCGGAACTGAAGCGCGACATGGAGAGCGCCCTGCTCGCCAACCAGTCGCCGGTTGCTGGTAACACCACCACCGCCCGTCGTACCGCTGGTCTTCCGGCGTTCATCAAGACCAACACCAGCTTCGGCACCGGCGGCGCAGACACTTCGGGTATCGCTGCTCGTACCGATGGTACGCAGCGTGCGTTCACCGAAGCCCTGCTCAAGGGCGTGATCGCCAAGGTCTGGGAATCGGGCGGCACGCCGACGATGCTGATGGTTGGCTCGTTCAACAAGCAGGCTGCTTCGGGCTTCAACGGCATCGCCACCCGCTTCCGTGACGTTCCGGCTGGCCAGCAGGCCCAGATCGTCGGCGCCGCGGACGTGTACGTGTCGGACTTCGGCACCGTCAACATCGTGCCGAACCGCTTCCAGCGCGCCCGCGACGCCTTCGTCGTGGACCCGCAGTACGCGTCGATGGCCGTCCTCCGTCCGATCCAGCAGATGGAACTGGCGAAGACCGGCGACGCCGAGAAGCGCCTGATGCTGGTTGAATACGGCCTGAAGGTCAACAACGAAGCCGCTCACGGCATCGTGGCCGACCTCACCACGTCGTAATTGACTTGGGGGTGGGGGCGGGTCTAGGCTCGCCCCCTAACCAAGAGGAGTAATTTATGGCCAAGCGCCTTATTTCCGACGACAAAGAAACCGGCATCAAGACTTACCTTGATTACGACGGCACCGACGACAATGCGACGATTGTCAAGGAGCAGGACGTTACCGGCATCGTCGAGTCCAACCGGGCGGCGTTTGACAGTGCACCGAAACGCTGGGGCGAATTCACCCACGTCGGCCGCATCCCTATGACGGTCTACATGGAACTCAAAGCCAAGGGCATCCTCGACGACCAGCAGGAACTAGTTAAGTGGTTGAACGATCCTAACAACGCAATGTGGCGAGTTCGTCCGGGGAGCGTCTGATGGCTATTACGACCTACGCAGAACTTAAGTCTGCCATCGGGGATTGGCTCAACCGAGACGACCTCGACGCGGTCATCCCCAATT